AATATTTTACCTTTATCAGGATGTTGTATTGCTCCTGCAATTTGAGCCCAATTAAAATGTTGGGCTGTATGGATTACTATTTCTTTTGCTACGGTAGCTATCCCTGAATGTACTCTAATATCATCGCATATTAAGAGTATCTTTTTTCTATCCTCCTTGGGAATATATTTAAAATCTTTATTCATGTATTGGTTTTTTTATAACTCTAAATTGTTGTGGCTGTTGATTGTCTTTCTAAATTCATCATCTGTAAGATACAAATGAATAGCGCGGTCGGCAAGTTTCTGGAAGGAAAATTTACGTTTTACGCATTCTATTTTGAAATCTTGAAATAAATCACTTTGGATTTTAACACTGGTTAGTGTTTTTTCTTTTTTATTACTCATAATCTTTAATTTAATATAACTTTTTGATATCTATACATACGTATTCTTTTAAAAAGATGCACCTAACCCGCATAACTGTTTATCTTCTTTGTAGGGACAAAATGTGCAATTCCATTTTGATGGGTTAGGATGCATTGTCTTTGTTGTATGTTTATTTTCTATGAAACATTCGTTCATAAATTCTTCTATTGCTTTAGTTGCCCTACTTGTTTTTATCTTACCTGAAGGTGGGGAATACATTTGAAATCGTTTCTGTGGGAAATCTCCTTCTTCATATACCTTCCTTCTTGTAATAAAAAACTCAATATCAATATTTTCTATTGGGACTCCAAATTGCTCTGCAAAATATTTTTTATATAATATAAGCTGGAATTGTTTGTCTTCATCATCCTTAACATATTTTAATTTCCAACCATTAGTAGATGTTTTAATATCTATTATTTTAAATTTATCTAGTTTTTCATTATACATTACAATGTCTAGATAACCCATAAATAAAACATTAGGGTTATATTTTATAGGAGGCATTAATATGGGTGTTTCTATCCCTACTAAATGCCAACCTCGTTTAGAAAAATATTTACCCCTGTGTTTTTTTAAGTAATTTAATATTTCTACTCCATCTTGATAAAATTCACTTAATTCACCTGCACTGGAGAAATGTTGGTTTTTATTCTTTTTATATTCATCTTGATAATGGGCCCTAAGTTGGTCTTTAAGCATTTCATTAATATCTTCTCTATCTGCTGCTGCTGCACTTGTTTCATACATCGTTTGAATGTAATGTTGAAATGCTTCATGTAATGCTTTCCCAAATACTGTATGGATACTAGGTGAATATTTCTTTTGACCATCTCTATATTGTAATGCCCATTGTTTAGGACATTTCTTCCACATTGTATATTGTGAATATGAAATATTCTTTTGATAAGAATAATCTAGTTCCCTTTTAGGGGTTAACTGTATTTCTTTTACTATTAAAGGAGTTTTAGCCATTTTTAATAATTAATAAGACATTTAGTATTATGGTTTTTTAATATTCCAATATCCATTAAACATAAAGTATTAATTACGTTATAACCACTTTTTATACATAAATCAGTAGAAGCTTTTAAAGTTCCCCCTGTTGCTAGTACATCATCAACAATAATAACATTTCCCTTACCTTTTTTCATTTCAATATTATCAGAACCGTATTCTAAATTATATGAAATTGAAATTAAATTAGCATTTGGTAATTTTCCTTTTTTTCTGATGAGTTTAATTCCACCCCCTAATAAAATAGAAAGAGCAGATGCAAATATAAATCCCCTAGACTCAATCCCTACCCAATAATCCGGAGGTGTTTTAATTAATTCTCCCATATCCTCAATAGCTGACTGGAAGATTTTATTATTTTCTAAAATGGGTTGTATATCTTTGTATATAATTCCTTTTTTAGGAAAATTATCAATAGAATCAATATAATTTTTATAGTTCATTGATTTTATTTTTTCCATTTATTACGTCCTACTAACATACCAATTATACCATAATTAGCTATATCTATAAACGTATCTTCCATTCCTTCACCTTCAACAAAATTTTTACCATTAATTAAAAGATTTCTTAATCGGCTTATTTTGTCAGTTAGTCTTATTGCTAAACCTGTTAATGAAAACTTTTTATCATTTTTATTAGTTAAATCTCCCCCTAATGAAATATTAGATAATCCATAATCCATATGCTTAGCTGCAAACATTTTGTACATTTCATTTTGGATTTTTTTAAATTCTTGAGATAATTCAGGGTATTCTTTTTCAAATACTTTTATAGTATTATTTTCTTTAGTTTTAAATCTATTTTTAAGATTTTCAATATCTTGTTGTTGTATTTTATCTAGTAGTCCCATAATTAAAAAGGTAGAGGTTTATCACCCCAATATTTATTTAATGTTTCTAATTTATCATCAGCTTCAATTAATAATTCTAATGCTTCAACTGCATCCTTCATAAGATCATTTACAGTATGATCACCTATTCCTACTGCTTGGTTTTCTAGTAAATCTAATGCCATTAAGGCTTTTGCTTTATCTGCATTTGCTTGTGCAGTTAATGCTTGTATAATTTTACTTTTTTTCATTTTTAACTATATTTTGGTATGCTTTTTTATAGATTTCTTCTCTTTTTAAAGAAGGGTAAGCTAGTTTTATTCTACTAATTTCGTCAAACATTTCATGCCTTTTTCCTATCCTTTCGGCATCATATAAAAATTCTTCTAGATTACCCATTTTTATTTATTTTTTAGATTTTCTTTCTTTTTTTGAAGGTTTTTCATTTTTAGTTTTAGTAGATTCCTCTACTATAACTTCTTTTTCAACGTTCATAGTATTGATTACTGATTGTGAAGCAGCTCTGTTGTTAACAGTTTTTTCTTCTTTAGATGTATTTACATTAGAAGAAGCAGCTCTATTATTAATAACTTTTTCTGGTCTAGATGTATTTACATTAGTTGAAGTAGTTCTAGTTTTTGAAGTTTGGTATTTTACTTCTGCAACTGGAGTTACTTTTACTACTGGTGTTGGTTTTGTTTCTTTATTGAATACTGTAGGTTTAATAGGGTTAACTATAACTTTAGTATCTTTGATAGGTTTAGTGTTTTTGTGTCCTTTTTCTTGTGCAGAAAATGAAACAGCTACTAAAAACAGTATACCTGTGATTATTGATTTTTTCATATTATTTATTTTTGAGGAGTTTTTTTATTTCTTTTTCGTCTTTACCCATTTCTCCTAGTATAATGGGTATTTCTTCTTTAGTCATTACTGCAATATACGAAAGGGCATCTGTTGCTCCAACTTCATAGTATTTTGCTATATCTTCTACTAAATCTTTATTAACTGTTTCAGTTTTTGATTTGACATATTGTAGCCAAACTTTCTTTTTAGGTAACATTTCTTTATAAAAATTATATATTTGTTTTTTCATAGTAGGTAACATACTTTGCGCGTAATCTGCGATTTCAACGTAATATACGTGCATACTAACAAATCTATGCACCATATATGAATTAAATTTTTCCCAGTCGTTATCCGTAAATTCTGAAGATGGTGTCTTATACAATGTTATATGCTGTAGCCAATCAAAAATGTTTTTTATTTTATCTTTCTTTTGATCTTTCATATGCTTCTGTCATTGTAATTCCATCTTTTTTAGATTGAAAACCCCTAATTGTTCCATTGTCATCAACATACAAGTTATCTTTTGAAATATCAAACCAACAATCAGGATTGTAATGAGCACCCCAACCATTGAATAATAGTTGAGTTTTCATTATAATTTTATTTATTCCTTCGTTCTTTTTCACCTTGGTATACCCAGATTCCTACTAAACCTAATCCTATTAATGTTATAATTCCTACATATATCATATCGTAATGTCTTTGTAATCTTCTCTAATTTCTTTTGGTAAAGAATCCGCTATTATTTTTTTAGTATCTAAATCATAAAATACAGGTATTGGAAGCATTGCATCTTCATCTGTTCCTGCTACGAATTTTGATACTTGTCTTAATACGAATGCTTGACCAAATAATAATCCACCATCGAATCCTTCGATCATAGTTGTATTTTTAAAGTCAATATTCATTTTTTGTTGTTGTGGATTGTTCATATCACTTGTGGTTTTTTAATTTCAATTATTTTTGCTAATGCACTTGCTATATTGACTTCCTTGTCAATACGAAAGTTAGAATGATATTGATGCTCATTCAATATTATGGCTATACTTCCTTCTCTACCAATGGCATATTCGGAGGCATGATCAAATAATGCTCTATATAATTCTTCAAAATCACGTACTTGAGAATCG